TAATACCTGTGTCTAGGTGTTCGACAATACAACCCATAGGGAATACTTTATCTTCGAAGAACGCTTCACGAAGATTCTCTGCGTCAAGTTTAGGAGCGATGTCCCAAAGTTCAGCAACCTCTTCCTGTTCCTGTTCAACGATACCCATACCTGCACGAACTTCCATCATTAATTGTTCAGCAAGTTTGACATCCCCACCAGGGACACCTTGGGTAAAACCTTCTAAGTCACCCGCTGCTGCCATTGCTCGCAACTTGGATGCACTCATACCTTCTACACCTTCAGCATCAGGATCTCTTTCTCCTGCACTGATCACATTGAGTTCTTCAAAATCATATGCCTGACCATTATATTTCTCAAGCAATGATTTGAATTCTGATACTCTGTCAGAACCAACAACCATTGTCACACCTGAGTAACCTTCCTGATTGAGGTTGGAAAGTACATTGAAGATGTTAGACATATCACCATCGTTGACGATAGCGTCAGCGTGATTAGGGAACATCCTTGTCATAAAATCAATCTTAACATCAGGTTCTAGTGGGTTCTTTTTAGGATCCACAGTACGTGATGGATAGATTCTATAGTTGTCAGCACCCTGTTCAGATACAGTGTTCAGTAGTTTCTCGTGACCAACAGTAGGAGGATTAAAACGTCCAAAGGTTAGAGCAATAGTACCCAGACCTTCACCACTATTGATATGCTCGTCTTCTGCTGCTCCTTGATCGGAGTTTATCTTTGCTTGTTCTGCCTCTTTACCATCGACAGGCACCAGACGATTGCCTCCCTCAGACTTAGCAACGATGTTACCCTGCCTATCGGCATAGTAACCGTGACCTGCGTGTTGGAGACCTCTCTTAGCAGCAACCTCACCTGCAGCGGTGCGTGCTTCAGTTATAAACTGACTGAACTTCATTGATATACTGGTGTTTTCCATATCTATTTATCACCCCCAATTTTTTTCTACTGTGAAGTTCGCTCTAGAGAACTCCAAACGATCGACAAGTTTGAGGGCAGAACCTGACTTGATCGCTACAAAACCCTCTGGTGCAGTGACTCTGTAACCATTGGGTGTCTTAATATATGTACCGATGTCTTGGACTTTTCCTAGTTGTTTGACAACTACAGTCTTAGCAGCGATCAAATTCATATAGGATGCGACAGTCATATACACAGCACGTCCGTTTGACTTTAGAAACTTCAGACCATTTGCTTTGATGGTCTGATATTTTTTCTTAGTTGCTTCTTGTTTCTTAGACTGAATCTCTTTGTCTAGTGCTGCTGAATAGAATGCAGCGAATCCTGTTGCAACTTTCTGTGCATTGACAATAGGTTTACCAGTACGAATGAATGAGTTGAAATAAATTTTGAACATAGCAGAGAGCATAAACTTACCCTCTCCTTGATCCTGTAGGATGTCCAAGAATCTAGATGCTTGCTTGAGAGAACCTTCAGCACGGTTGACTAGCAGATCATACTTACCTCTCTCTGCAGCATTGAACCTAGATGCATCTGTGGCATCTGTAAACTCTGAACTAAACACTGCAACGTTGGGTGATGCTTGCATTCTTTTTGCATCAACACCAAACCCAGGTTTCATATCCCTGAGTGTAGGACCACCAGTATATGTGGTGTGAAATACAATACCAAGTTGACTTGTCGCTACCTTCTTACCCATCGGTGTGTTGACAGGTACAGCATATGTGATGGTGTTTGGCATAAAAGTATGACACTTCTGACCATTCATCTTCCTTGTTGACACATCACCTTTGGTGAACAACAAATCACCCTGCAGTACACCTTTCATAGGTACCTGAGGAAGGAGACGCAAGCACATCTTTAGTTTGTTTGCCAGTTCTCCACTGTAGAATCTATCTACATCCTCATCATTCATACAAATTTTTGGCATCTTAGCAAAGACACCCTTCGTACCAACAAAAAACCTACCAGTTGTAGGGTGCTTGCCACAAATAACAGCAGGAGCACCGTCCCATTTGGTAGTAACACCGACACCTGATACAGGTTCGGTGAGCATCTTGCCAAGTTCCCTAAGGAATGCGATAGCGTTTCGTCCTCCGTTCGAACCTTGGTTTAGGATGTCATCTTCAAGGTGTTCGAGGTGGGTATTTTGCTTTGCCATACCTTTATTATACCTCGTATCGGATCACAATGGCATTTTGACGGACACCTGTAACTTTGTCCTTACCCCTGCCCTTCAGTGCCATCCTGACACCTGCCTGTTTCATCACACCTCTGACCACTTTCTCATCAATTTCTTTCACACCATCCTCAGTGAGGATATGAGACGCTGCCCTGTCATCATTGTTGAATAACATAGCACCTGTCATACACTCGTGTGTAAGATTATACTTGAAGCAATCATATGCAGCAGCACCATCAGGTTTTGATTTTGAACCTAGCACTTCTTGCAACTGTTCATTCAATCCACCTGACTTTTTAATATCTGAAAGGATTCTTTTTGCTGTTGGTTGATCAACAGTTCCCTTTGCGTTCTCACATTTATTACCAATCTGCTCAAGAATCAACTGCAAGTAACCAAGTGTCTGTGCGTTAGTAGATCCACCGCCACATTGCTTAGCAGTCTTTGATAATACTTTTTGGAATACTGCTACAGACTTATCAATGCCTGCAGATGTCAACTGATATGACTTGCCCCATTTCATAGAGCATTTGTATGTCTTACCACCTGACTTAAACATAATGTCTGTCTTTGGTTCTTCTCCACCACCAGACATCTTTTGGAATGATTGATAATATTTCTGTCTTGCTTCTATATTATTACCAGTAGGTGCCATAGACTCAACAATTCTATCCGCAGCAGATCTTATGTCATTTGGGATGCCACTAATACGTCCTGAGGCATCCTCAAAATCTTTCTGATTCTGCGAACTCTTATTAATAATACGACTCGTTGCCGAGTACATCACAGCGTGTTCAAATTGCAATCCCTTGTTTGCCATTGCGCTATACTTTTTAAGTATTTATGAAACCCAATCTGGTTTACGTTCTGGCAGACGGAGATAGTTATCTTTGACCCAAGGTTTTGAAGCGATATACCTTTTATATGCTGTGAATGTGTCTATCGACTGGTCGTGTTTGAACTCGTCGAACATTGCTCTGACGAATGGAGTAGGATGTTTCCCACTACGACCCGTAGGATCACCTGTAGGAAAGATTTTACTAGCGTGTTCAATGGTGGATTGACAAGAGTGGATTTTGCCATAGCGTAATGTGTATTCGTTGCACAGTGCAAGACCGTGAGTGATTAACCATCGCCAGTTGAGCACAAAACTGTTTGCCCATACTGTACAGGGATGATTACGAAAGGCACCCTTGTCTGTTTTGTAAGGAGTACCGTCAAGTTTTGGTAGGTCACCGAAACCGTGACCCCACTTTTCTGATGCAACAATAGAAAGCATCTGACAGGTTTCAAGTGGCATTTTGACAATGTGCTTGTCAGGTAGAACTCTGGCAGATGCTATTGGATCAGGATCAGTAACGAAGATATTCATAACCTGATTATGTAATGGTGTGGTGGGAGGTAGGAATACATTATACCTACAAGTTATGGGAATCGCTAGTGCGAAAATTAGTACATAACAACAACAGTCGCCCTGGTAAGGACTTCTCCGAAGAGCGGGCACCACCCCTGACTGTTTACATTACCCCGCCTAATTCCAACAGGGTTATTCAGTCACTCCCGTGTCGGTTGATCGGTCCGACTCCTATAATATAACCGACTTACTTTCTTTTGTCAACCCCGAATCTCTTATCCATTTTTAGTTTGAGATAATACATCCCAAGAATCCATAGAGAGAAAAGAAATCCCTCTCCATATGACATAGAGTTCCAAGCACTGACTGCTCCACCGAGCATAGCAAGTGTTGTCTTTGCTGCAAGCATTTCTGTACCCATTATCTGTCCCCCTTCTTACGTTTTTCAGACCTGACAACAGTAAACTCACCCTCAGGATAACGTGTGGTCAGTTTAACTGTGTTACGGAAGATAACTTCATCGATTCCTACACCAAGTGCCATACACGCTTGGGCGACATACCACATAACATCACCAAGTTCAATGATGAGATGCTCTTTGTTGTCATCATTCCAGGGTTTGCCTTGGAACTTAAGTTTCTTGACAATCTCCATAAACTCACCACCCTCAGCAACAAGACCAGAGGCAGCAGTGTCAAGACGTTCGATGTCACATCCCTCTCCCTTGAGAGTTTCGTAGCGTTCCATCAGTGTGTCAAAATCTTTTGACTCTTTACTAGTAGTTTGATTTACAAACTTCAGATAGTTAGCAAGATCGACTGTGAATGGTTCTTTCTTCTTAGAATTCTTGTTACGCTTTTCGTAAACTTCTTTGCCTTTGAATCCCTGTGGTCCCTTAAATTCTTTAGGGATACGATCAGCAGGGTTGTCCATAGATTCGGGTTCTGTGTTCACAGATTCCCGAAACTCTGCTTTGTCCTCAGTCATAATTAAATTTTGAAATCGTTAAAGTTTTGTTTAGAGAAGGTTAGGATGTCAGATGCATCAATCGTTTCTTCTTGTCCAGAGTCCACGATCTTCTTTTGTTCTTCACAATCATACAGACGCATCTTCGCTCTGTCAATACCCACAACAAATCGTTTGTTTACTGTGGGATCATTGTATCTATTCTTAAGTTGCTTCACCATAATTTGATTCAACTCTTCCATCTCATCAGTAGAGATTAGAGCAACCATAAAGTCTGCAGTAGCAGGGAGTCCAAATGACTCCGAAGTATCTGTCAGGTCAACATCAGAATTGCCATAACCACTACGAGTAGTTTGAGTAGCGGATACGATAGGGACATTATGTTCACCTGCAAGTCCACGTAGTTCTTCAGCAATGGATTTAACAAATGTGTATGAGTTAACTATAGCACCTTTGTATCGTGACGAACTGCAAATGTTAAGGTAGTCAACATAAATGATGTCTGGTACAAATGCTTTCTTGATAGAAAGTTCTTGCAACAATGCCTTGAAGTGTCCTACGTGTGCTGATGCAGTAGGATATTCCTTGATCAAGAGACGACCCTGTGTTTTGTTTTGAACCTTTTCGATCTTAGAATCGAACATTGGTTTAGGTAGTGTCTCTAGTTTCTGAACTGGAATGTTCATCAAGTTAGCGTCAATACGCTCAGCAATCTTTTCTTCTGCCATCTCCAACGTGATGTATAGCACGTTATATCCTGCAGCAAGATTAGCAGCAGCACAGTGACACATAAACAAACTCTTACCAACACCTGTACCTGCAAGTGCTACGTTCAATGTCTTCTTAGATAGACCACCCTTGGTAACTTTATTGAGTAATTCAATATCAAAAGGAATCTTTTCTTCTACCCTATGGTA